AGAAACCCATGTATAATATTTTTCACAGCTTGGCAAGGGATCAGATTTTATTTTTTCTGATCCACTTTCCAATACCATTCTTAATATTTCTAATCTTATCTCTTCTTTATCCATTCATCATTGTTCTTAAAGTGAATACTTGCTGAACTATTTTATCATGATCTGGGTGAGATTTATTCCAATATGGACCATCTCTATCATTTACAAGTTTACTAATTTCAGCTTGGTAATCTGTACTTTGATCCATGCCTTCACTTTCTGTACTAATTAATTTATCTTCAGACATAAGATTAGCAATGTTTGCAAAACCTTTTATGACAGAAGGATGATCTCCAATACGAGTACCATCTTTTAGTTCCATATTAAGTATATCTTCACTCATGTTTGCTTTAGCAATTGCTCCAGCTCTTTTTATATTCTCATCATAAGATCTACCCCACTCTTTACGAAGTTCTTGTTCAGCATTTGCTTGAGCAGTTTCTGTATCTACTCTTGCTTGTTGAACAGATCCTTCCATAGAATTTTTATAGTATTCTAAAATTCCTTGAGCCTGTTTATTGTTTAAACCAAGTTGGTGAGCATTCTCTGCAAATTGTTTTATTGCATTCTCATCTAACGAAGCTATTTCAGATTGTACTTCTAGTTTATATTTATCTGGAGATTCTGGTCTACCTAGTTTTCCATAAACTTCATTCCATTGATCATCTGTTGAGTTTTCATTTGGTACTGCAACTTTATCTTGACCAATCATTCTAGTTGCGTTGATATAGCTTTTAGCTAACGCATCTATTTCAGTAAATTTAGAAATATTAGGATCGTTTCTAAACTCTTCCGAGATTGTTTCTTTCCAAGAGTTGCTAACAGTTGGTTGTTGAGTTACTTGAGGAGTGTCTGTAGTAGTTTGTGTTGTCTCTTCTACAGGCACATTAGTTTGTGTTATCTGTTCACTTGACATTTTTATTCTCCTTACGTAGCATTGTTTTTATAAATAGAAGTACACTACGTTGACCTTCCATATATGCACTTTCATGACTATCACCTTTTACATTAGTGGTAGAATGATAATGACATCTTTTTTCTAAATCAAACAAGACTTCTTTGCCTTCGTCTGTGTTAAAAATATGTTGATAGCTGTCTCTTAATTTTTTTATTATTTGTTCCAGTTCTTTGTTTTGGTTCATACTATTCAGCTTCTGAATTAGCTAATGCTTGTGCTTCTTCTGGCAATGCTTTTGCTAATGGTGCTATATCTCTCCCTGCTTGTGCTACTTGTTGCATCTGTTGCATCTGTTGTTGTTGTTCAGCTTGTGCTGCTGCTTCTTGTCTTTCAGCATTTAGTTCAGCTTGTGGCTTTAAAATTTTTTGAGGTACACCAACAATACTAGTTAAATGCCTAACTAATTTATCCATATTAATATGGTCGAATACTGGAGCAACATTTGATAAGCTACCTAAAATTTCAACTGCTCTCATAATAGATGACAGCTCTGTAGATTTTTGTGCTTTAGCAAGTGGTGATACATATTCAATTTCTATATCTTGACCAGATAAAAATTCTGGTGGATTAGGAAATAAATTCTTTCTCATTAAAATTGCAAACGATCTATCAATCAATGGCTTTAATAATTCAGATTGAAGTCTACCAAGAACTGGTCCAAGTAATCTCATCTTCTCTTCGTTTCTTTGAATGACTTCTGTTGCCGTCATTTGTGGACCATCTTGCATTTGTAATTGATTTACATAGAAAGCATTTCTGATTGAGTTTCTTCTTTGCTCTTCCATATTTAAACCTAGTGTATTATTTGCACCAATATTTAATGGTTCAATTCTATCTCTAGTTCCTGCTCTGTAGAAGTTTAGTCCACCAGGTACAGTTCTTACAGGTAACATAAAGCCATCGTCTGGAACAAGTAAAGGTGGATCAACTTGTTTCTGTGCAGACTTGATTATAACTTTAGACATTTCATTTAACATCTTAACGTCTGGCAAAGCTGTCATTGCTGGAGATCTACCATAAATTTCGTGTGATGCTTTTAAGTATCTTGGTACTACAAATGGAAACTCTTTAAATCCAGATACAGATAACTCATCTCCAGAATCAGCATCTAAGTATACAGATTCAAATGGCATATTTTCTTTATCTTGTTTTACAGGATTAAAATCTGATCTAGGATAAACAGCATGAAGTATCTCTACTTCTTCGTAAGGATCTTTCTTTGCTATAACTGCTATGTTAGTTGATACAGTTTTAAATTTTTGTATTGCAGCTCTTGCAGATATTCTAAACTTTCTAAATACTGTGTCTATTCTACCTTTGTCATTTTCTGAAATATACATTTCATTAATGTGTCTTGTAGAAAATTTTAAATCATCTTCATCATCTTCTTCAATAAACATTGCAGCAGTTCCAAACGTAATTAGATCGTGATACAATTCAAAAATTTCTTGTTGAAAGTTAGACTTGTTAAATACTGAATACATAATCTCTGTAGTAGATTCCAACCATTCTTTTGCTTCATCTTCTCCTTCCATTCCACCATTTTTAAATTTTAAAGAAAACCAAGGTGTTGATGGGTTAGTCATCATACCATGTAATGATGCTGCTAATAATTCTACTGATTGTAATGGTGAACTATCAAAAATAAGTTCAGTTCTTTTATCACCTTTAGATCTTGTTTTAGTTACATCAGCTTTTCTTGGTTGCATATAGTCTGCAACTTCTTGCCAATGACTTTCCCAATTTTGTCTTTGAGTTTTTAATCTATCGAATCTTGATAATAATTTTTTTGCTAAATCTGTTTGTGCCATTATGCTCTACCTAATAAACTTGGTTTACCTAAAGTCAAGCCACCAGTTACACCTGTAACTCCTGTCATGATTGTTGGAGATCTTCCTTTTGCCTTAACTCTTTTTTTTCTTAACTCTTCACTATCTTCTACTTGAGCAACATTGCTCTGTGAAACTTCTGCAGTAGTTGGTGATGTTGTAAGTAAAGTTCTTCCACCAACATTTTTTTCAACTAATGCACCCCCACCATTACCACTTGTAACTTCTCTACCCATAGCATCTATTGATCCAGAACTTCTTCCACTCATATAACCTTTGTAGTCATCTATTGAAGCACCATATGCTTTTCCTGTTGCTAGATTTGTTTTACCAATAACATTTCTTTCATAATATGATTTGTTTACTTCAAATGCTTTTTTACTTATTCCAAGTTTATCTAAACCTGTACCAATAATTGAAGGCATAAACTTTGGTGATGTATAAGAGTAGTTTTTAAAATCTACCATGTCTTGTTTTATTTTATTTGCTTTAGCTATTTCTGCAGCTTTTTTTGCTTCGGCTTTATAAGCACTAGATGTTCTGTATGTTTCTCTGCTAGATGTATATCCACTTCCACCACCAGATCCACTTGTACTTGAAGTTCTTCCAGAATTATTTGTTGATGAGTTGTAAGATCCACCACCATATTGAGAATCTCTATCTTGTCTTGCCATTTACTTTCCGAATGTTAAAGAAGATTTAGTTTCAGATTTAACTTCTACTTTTCCTTCTGTTTTAACTGTTTGATTAATACCTACACCAGTATCTAAATCATCCATATTGCTAACAACTTTTTTAGCAACAGGTTTAATTTTTTTCATTGCTTTCTTAATTTTATCTAACATATTAATCTCCTAGTAATGTTTTAAGTTTTTCTTCTTCACTTTCTTGAATACCTAGTGGTCCAGTAAGGATTGTAGATTTTCTTCCTTTTCTTTTTCTTTCAATAGCTGCTTGCTCTTTTGCAATTCTTGCTTCTTCCTCTGGCGAAACTTCTGGAGCAGGTGCTTCAACAGGAGCTGGAGGTGGTGGCAGAGTTGGCATTTTTGGTTTTAATATTGATCCCATAATTATATAATCCTATAGTTATTATCTGCTACACTTTGTGGAGCTGTTTGTCTAGTATTTAATTCTTGTAACCCCACTGCAAGATACCTCATCGCATCGCAAGCATGACTACTCCAATCGTGTACAGCTTTGATCTGAACATTCTATTCTTATCAATATACTTCCTATGGTAATGTCTTAACGCATCTATTAACTTTTTGCAATGATCTGTGTCAAACCAACATCTGTTGAGCAACATTGTTACTGCGTGAATTCCTTCTTCTACTGGTAGCTTCGGTACTACTTTAAATCTAATTCCTAATTGATAAGCAACCTCTCTTCTGGTTTTGCCATTGCCGAACTCCTGTACATCAATATCGTGTGGTGCATAATGATCTTTGTAGACATAAGGTTTTTCGTTTAGCATCTGAATATAGTGTGGTAATCCATGACCACGTTCTTCATGGTAATCTATTATTTGTATTGCTGTTCCTTTTTGTTGAAAAAATATAATACTACTGTGGTCTGCGACACCGAGATCCCATGCAGTTGAGACAGGCAAAGTAGGATCGTAGGGAACTCTTGCTAGTTGCTTCTTATCATCTAGCTTGGCGACTTCGTCTCCATATATTGCACCTTCTATATTTGCAATCCAATCGCATTCAAATTCTTGTAGGTACTTCTTTTCACCCATAATTTCTCTTGCTTTATCTAATTCTTCCTGGTCGACTATCTTTGTATTGCTAGCTTTAGCTTTGTAGTTAAACCAATCTTCTGCACCATTTGCGTGTTGGTATAAATCATAGAAGTTATTATTCATTCCAGCAGGTGTACCAATAAAGACACAGTAACCTTTTCTGTCAGATAGAGCTGGTCTAATTATTTCTGCAAATAGCTTTCCATCAATGTTTGCGTATTCGTCTATGACGCAACCATCAAGATAGATACCTCTTAATCCATCAGAATTTTCTGCTCCGAGTAATGTTATCCTAGCACCATTAGGTAGATCTACTCTTAACTCTGTTTCATTGAACTTTGTTGATGGGATTTTATCAGTAAACTGTTTCATGTAATCCCAGGCAATACTTTTTGCCTGTTTGAATGTAGGAGCAATATATGCAAATCTTGGGTTCTTGTGTGTACACATTAAAGCTGATTTGATTAAGTGGTTGATCATGCATACTGTTTTACCAAATCTTCTGTGACATACTAGCACACTCCATCTATGTTTATTAATTTGTTGATGTAAGTAGCTTTGATGTTTTCTAGGTGTGTAAGGTATTTTGATATTCATTAATGTAGCATATTAGATTTGTGCATATCGTTTAAAGAATTATAATCTATTCCTAATGTTACCATTACATAGTTAATAAACAGATCAGCTGATTCCTTATTAGGTATACCAATAAACTTAACTGTTACTGCATTAGTCTTTTCATCTACAAATGCAATACAATCTAAATCTTCTGTGTCAAGGTAAGCCATATACCATATGTAGTGTTTTAAAATTCAGAGTAAAGTAAAAAAAATTTTACAGAAAAAGTGTGTATAACTGGTGCAGGGTATGTGTGTGTGAGTGTGTAAATTATCCATATATATATATATAGTAAATTGCTAGTAAAATCTGGGTGTATACCCCCCACGCAAATCCTTAAATCACCACAGAAAAAGACAAAATATTTATTCTTTATATATTACAATTGATATCCGTTTATTATCGTTAGTAATATTTTAAATAATCAAAGCCGTTAGTCTTAACGTGTGAATTGAAAAAACTTGAAGGATAGATTTGAATAGCATCATTTGAATATCTTAAACTCATTTGAATATATCTCTCTATCTCATCTCAATATATTTTTTTAACTCAATCAATATAATTCTTGAACCAATAAAAGTATCTTAAAAATCTAGCCACAATTTAGCCTTATTTCAGCTGTGCCACATTCTAGCCACAATTACCATGCGTCAATCTGTCAACTTATGATTAATTATCAATTTGATACAAATAACGAAACAAACGAAAAAAAAGGGAAAATATGACTACAAAAACAAATAAAAAAACAATCAATCTTAATGACTTTGGAAAATGGGAAACTCAATTGCCTTTATATTTAGATTTATATTCTAAATTAACTGATGAAGGCAAAAAAGAAATGAAAATGCAAGTTTCAACTTTGGGAAAATTAGTTGATATAATCCAAAAAGCAAAAAATGATAAGGGGGTAAAATAATGCCAAAAATAAATAAAAATATACTTGTAAAATTTGATCTTCAAATTGGTGAACAATCTTTTAGTGATCAATATATATTCCATAATAAAACAACTGATTATAATTATTGTAAACAATTTTGGGGTTTAAAAAATAAAAATGAACTTGATAAAGGGGTTTATTGGGATAATCAAATGCTTAACGCAATAAGCGTTTATTCAAGTCAAGAAATAACAAATGATGAAGTTAAAACATTGCAAAAATTGGGGGTTATATAATAATGACAATACATATATCAAAAATGACGGGAAAACTTGAAGGCTTTCAAGCTATCTCAACTAATACAGTATCAAACGAATATTGCCAAAAACAATATAAAAAACAAGATGCGAAAAATATTTGCACTTTTTGTTATTCTCATAATATGTTGAATACATTTAGAAAAAATATGCAAGCATCCTTGCAACGAAATACTGATCTTTTAAATTCAAAAGTTTTACATCCAGACGCATTGCCTATTATCAATAATGCTTTTTTTAGGTTTAATGCTCATGGTGAATTGGCATTGGATAAAAAGCAAGGTACAATCAATCTTGAAAATTATGTTAATATAGCGATCAAAAATCCACACTGTACTTTTAGCTTGTGGACAAAAAGGTTTGATATTATCAAGCCGTATTTTGATACACACGAAAAACCAAAAAATTTAATATTGATTTACTCATCACCCTTGACTAATCATATTATGACCAAAGTACCGAAACATTTTGATAAGACTTTTAATACAGTAGTTGAAACCGATTTTGTAGAAAAACAAAATTGTACGGGACAAAAATGTAAGGATTGTCTGTTATGCTATAAAAAAGATACTACTTCAATCATAGTTGAAAAAGTTAAAACTTACGGCAAAAAGAAACTTCAAAAAATACTAACTAAATAAAGGGGAAAATATGACAATACAAGTACACTATAAAACTAAAAAAGATCTTAAGAATAATATTGGTCAAGAATTAAACTACACTGAAACCAATATTTTCAAAGATGAGTACACACCAAACGGAATTGTAATTGGTTGCGATTTGAATAGAAAATTTTTCGCAAAAATTACGATTGAAAATAATATAATAAAAAAAGTAAGTTAACAGAAGGGATATAAAAAAATATGAGTACATTAAAAGAGTTAATAAAAATACAAAGCATAATTGACAATAGAGCAATAGCTAGTGACACCCTGGAAACTTTGGAAAATAAATATTATTATTCAAAGTCTAAAGGGGTTAATATTAAACTAGGGGATATGCATATTGACCATTTTTTGAGATCATTAAATTTACAAGATGATCATAGAAATGACGTTGATATTAAAACAGCTAAAATAATTGTAAATTTAAAACAGCAATTAAGAAAAATAAAAAAAATTACTAATGAAAAAATATGAGTAGTTTAAATTTTTATTTTTATGTAATAATTTTATTTTTAACAATGCTAACAATAATAACAATATAAACAGAAGGGATATTAAAAAATATGGATACATGGAAAGATAGATTTGTTAAATTAATCAATAAAATCACCAAAAAAAGGGGGTGGCAGTGTGACGATATGAACCCTTTTTTTTATCAAATAAATTTACTAAATTTTAGTAATGCAAAAACATTACGAGAATATAAACAGCAAATGAAAAATAAAAAGTAATATGGATATGACAATAAAAGTAATTTTAATTTATGGGTTTATTGCGATAGCTTATGAATTTTTAAAAATTAAAATAACAAAAAAAGAAAGCGAGGAATAGATGACAGAATATCAAAAATTAGAATCATTACATAGTCAATTAGATGAATTGATACAAGGTAATCAATTACCTATTGATGAATTAAAAACTCTACAATCTTTCGTTGAAGATATTAGAGAAAAACATTTAACAGAAAGTGAGGAATAATGCCAGATCAAACTAAAGATGAAATAAGATTGGTCCAAGAAATAAACAAAGCAAGAGAATATGAAAGAAAGAAAGCACAGAAAGAAATAGATGAGGAAATACAAAAAGAAAATGAAGATTACTTAAAAGAAATACAAACTAAAATATGAGTAAACAAGAAATGAGAGCATTACAAAAACAAATGCTTTTAAATATTTTGAGTGCTAAAGGAATAATTTACACTCATTACAAAAACAAACAACTAACAAAGGATAAAAAAAATGTTAAAAGAATATAAAACATGGATACAAAAAAAGTTAAGAGAATGTGAAGCATGGATGCAGACGGCACAATCTAACGAAACTATAACCTATCACGAGGGTTATTTAGCTAGAGATAGATTTTACGATAATGAAACAAGGGATATAGCAAAT